ATCTGCTCGACTTCTTCGTTTTTCATCTTACGATTTTTTAGTTCATCTTTAATGTGCTTAATCATAGGATGGTCACCACCGCCAGAATATCCCATGTTATATTTGTGTAGATACTTTAGATGAGCAGTTGGTGCAATTTTAATGCGCTTCATCTTAGTTTCGTGGTCGGCGTCTGATTCTAGCATATCGCCGAGCTTCTCAGCTCCGTGGCTCTCATCCACCTGCTCGACTTCTTCAAATTGAGTTTTGTTGTAGGTTTTGGCAAATTTCAAAAAATCTTTTTTGACGTACTCGCTATCATTTTCTCTTCCAGCAAGGTGGCGACCATGAGTCGAATCAAGGTAGTGTTTAGCCATTGGAGAAGTTGTGCCAGTCAATGAACGGACACGTGAGTGCATTTGGGCGTACTTTTTATCAGCAACTTCTGATTCGTGTTCGCCGTGATAGCCGCGACCTTCATTTCCAGTTTTTACTGCCTCGTCAATTTCGACTTCTTCTTTCTTCATAGCAGCCAGTGTTCCAGCCTGTGGCGCTTTCTTCAGTTGAGCCTTTGATTGAACATCAACTTTCTTTTGAACTTCTTTTTGGCGGGCAGCACGCATTGCTGATGTGATAGCAGCACGACGTTTCTTCAAATAACCATCTGTTGAATTAACTTTCCCATCATTATTGACATCTTTATCTTCTTTGCCAACTGGATCAAGTTTCTCTGTTACTGTCGCCATTTCTGTTTCCTCTGGATTGAATTCGTCATCGATGATTTTTACTTTACGTTCTGCTTTTGCTGCACGTGTGATAAATTGTTTTGTGTTATCAACATCAAAATCACGTGGCTCCTGTGAATACTCTGTTGGTTTGCTTGTAAATGGATTGCCTTCTGTTCCAGCATGTTTGGTCAGTTTTTCAATATGTGGAGTAAGGTAATTTATTTGACCTTCTAAACCAAGTTTTGTGGCCAAGTATTGTATTTTGGACAAATGATCTTGGGCGTTTTCGATATCAGTATCGCTGACTTGTTTTTTAACCATTGCACCTTTCACTAACGAAAATAATTTATCATGGTGAATAGCCAATTGTTCAGCATCAATTGCATTTGAATTTTTTGGAATACCCTGTGAAAATAACTTTTGGGCTTCTGGAGAAATTTCAAAATGCTTTGACTTGTACGTGCCAACAGTGACCTGATCATTTGGATCATGCTCCATTGTTTCGCGATCTTTTGATACTGATATTGCTCCCGTTTTACCTTCGAGCATATCTTTAATTTTGTTTTCTAAACTTCTATACATTACTTTCTCGCTACTGTTGAACGAAGCATCCAAGAGTGTTTTTCATGTTTGTCTAAACGATCTTCAAGAAAATTTACAATACCATTTTTACCAATACCATCAGCAAGGTCTCTGGCAACTTTTAAATTGGCCAGTATAATTTGGTTATCACCAAGCAACCGACTAACCATGTCTGCGGCTACTGGAATTGTACTCTCGTCTTTGATTGTTGTAAGTTCCAAATAACGAGAAAAAGATCCTGGGGCATAAGCATCAAGAGTTCTGATATGTTCAGCAATGCTATCAATGGCATCATCAACTTCTTCATAAAGGTCTCCGAAAAATTTATGATACTCATAAAAATCAGAGCCTTCGACATTCCAATGATAATATTGAGCCTTGAGGCGAAATGCAAAAGCATCTGCCAAAACTTTTTTCATTGCTTCAATCAATTGTTCCATTTTAACTCTCTACCTTTGCACCTGCACGCCACTGACGGCAACTCCAATATCTAGGTGTTGTTCTATCAGTTGCTGTTGCGCACTTATGACGAGCGCGGAATGAGGCGCGACGTTTTGGATCATCACGTTTGATTTCCATATTTGGGTCGCCAAAACGAACAGTTTTTACATTACCCGTAGATTTGTCACGAACCTTGACCATAAACTTTCTAGGACCGCCAGGAGTACGCTGGATTTTACCCAGTGTTTCTTCGCCCAAATTTAAAAATTCTTTCAACTTGATCATTTGTCAACTTCCTGTTTATTGTTCATGAGGAAGTCATGAACTGAGTTGATGTAATCAGCAGCCTTTGTAATCTTGGATTGAACCCAGCCATCAAGTTGTTTATCACTTGACATTTTAGAGACCAACGATTGAGCCTTCTTAATCATAGACATTAACTCGCTCTTGGCCATTGCGCCTTCATCATCAACACCTTCCCCAATAAAATTATTGAAACGATGCTTGATTACTGATTCCATTTGCAGCAATGAACTCAACTCTTCAACGCCAGGATAGTTTACAAACCCAGCCTTGATTTCGATTCCAGCATCAGCGGCAGTGATTGTTTGACCGATGCCAGCAACCTTATCAAGCATGAATGATTCGTTCATTGTGAACTTGATTTCTTCTTTCACCAGCATTCCATCTTTGCCAACCTTGTAGCCATCTGGAATTGGTTTGCACATTTTATCTTCAAAGCAGTAGTACTGACCAGCAGCACACTCTGTTGATTTTTCTTCAGATACAGACTTCCAACCGCCACCTTTTGATTTGTACCATTTTGCAGCCCAACCATTAGCATAGGCTGATGGATAAACATCAAACTTGCTCTTTGCTAATGTTTTTGCTCTTGACCAAAGTTCTGGATTGGTTGGAACATTCTTTTCTTCAAGGTGTTCTGTTTCTTCAGTTTTTACGAAAACTGGTTTGTTACCCTTGCCCTGACGATCTGCTACAGGGTCTTCCCTTCTTTTTCTTTTAGTAGCCTTTGCTCTATCTTTTTTGTCCATTGCTCTTGCTTGGGCGAGTGGGAGGCACTTTGGTTTACCCTCCCCCTCTTCACGTGCGCAATCCCCTTTGATCTCGCCTTTGGTGTCCATGCGGACCCATTTTTGGTCGAACCATTTACGCAAATCTTCATTTACATCGTTTTCTGAAATTTGCTTTGCTGCCCAAAGGTCGTCAATTGGGTTTGGGTATGGACGACCTGCTTCCTTCGCGCGAGCGCGAGCGCGGGAAATTTGTAATGGCGAAAGTCCTTCCTCTACCTTTTCGGATTCTTTTTCTTTCTTAAGACGTTCATTTTCTTTTTTCTTTGTATCAACGTCTTTCCAGTAGCCTTCAAACATCTCATTTGTCTTTTGGCATGGAGTGTCTTTCTTATATTTCTTCACTAACTTGTCAGTGCCCATATCACCAGCACCACCAACTTCATGAAGATCTTTATCTAATTCGTATGCCTTACCCTCGGCAATATATGAATTGACACGATCAAATGCAAACTGTTGCTGGGTGCCACGTGTTCCATCCCAAGCAGCAACGCCACGCTTGAATACTTCTTCCAAAATTGCGAAATCAATACCACTTTTTTCAGCCTTGCTCAACAATGCTTCATAGATTGGATTTATAGGAGCAACATCATCAAGCATCTCAAACAGGCGATTTTTAAATGGGTGTTCATTGTCCAGTTCATTGATCATCTCTTCGATAATATTGACCAATGTTTCTGGGGTATATTCTTCAGCCATTTGCTGAATGGATGTTTGGTCTTGTTTGTTCAACAATTCACTGAACAAATTTTGAAACTGTGAATTTAAATCTTCATGCATAGGATGATTTGTAGCAGTGTTCAATGACACTGGTTCTTTTTCTGAATGCATGCTCTTCATTTGAGAGCCTTTATAGAATGAACTCAGGCGTTCAAATTCTTTACGGCGAATTTTAGGAAGCAGACGAGCAGCAAGACGTTTAATCAGAGCAGCCTTACCCTCTAACTTCTTATCAACTTGAATCTTTTGGGAAACGCTCAGTTCGGCGTATGGTTTACCCTTGATTCCCGAAAAACGACGCTTCAAAATCTCACGTGCAGCACGTTCGGCACGGACTTGTAATTTCTGTTTTGTTGCTGAGCGTTTTTGGGCAATTGCGCGAGCGCGTTCTAATTTTGGCTCGAGGCGCTTCATGATACGAGCACGCTTTTGTCTTTGCATGATCGTTAGGGCTCTTTTGCCCTCTTTAATGGATTGAGGGGTTAGGTCTACAGCACCCTCTCGTTGTATGTTCGCATTACCAACTTTTTGCTGAGGATTTACATCAATTTGATCTAACGGTTTGCCAGTTTTGGATCTGCCAGTAGATTTACCAACGCTGGTTTTCTTTTCTTCTTTATGGTTCATCAGAGTTTCCCTTGGGCTTATCTGGTACAACGAGTGGGTCTGCCGTAGCCTAACCACCTCTGTTTTTATTTATAAAAAATGTTATCTGCTAATTTCTTCCCAATCCATAGATGCTAACACATCGACACCGTTTGAAGCACCAGCCGCTATAACAGAAAGAGATTCTGGTACTGACGTTAAACCATTTCTCGTTAACTGGAATTTGAAAAGTGCTTCTCTCAAAATGTCAAGTGATTGTGCGGCTTGGTTAGTTACACCAATGTATCCACTAGCAAGTATGGTGTATCCACTAATAGCAGTGCCAGCCAAATCATATTCTACTGCTGAGTCTGCTGATGCTGCGTTCCAACTTGCTCCTGTTATAGTGCCACCCCTTACAATTCGCCACTCAACTCTAGTGTTGTTGCCGATAGCCAACAAAGAAACTGCAGTCATAATGACTATAGCATCCAATTTAGTAGATCTCAGTCTAATAGAAACAACGGGAACAAAAGTTCCTGCAGTTGGCATATCTTTTGGTGTGGTCAATGGTGTGCCAACTGCGAGTTGTGCTCCTCTTAATTCATAACCACCCTCACTTATAACAGAACTACAAATTTGTTTCATCGTACTACTAGAAGAAGTAGCAGAAGTATTTTTCATCTCTAAACGCAAAGGCAATGATGCAGTTGTTATGTAAGTTGATGGCAAAACGTTAGCATGATGAAAAACATGGCATTGAATAAAGACACCATCAATAACAAATCCGCATCTTACTGAACCAACCCCAAGCCATTCAATATCTATGAAAAAAATCTGTGCCTTTGAAATGTCTAGTGTTTTTCTAGAAGGACCATTGCCAAGTAAATTGTCACAATTCCAATTAGATTGCAAAACTCTGGTTTCTGACGGAATGCCAGTTACCAAAGATCTTTCAACTAGGTACAAGTTCGTTCCGTCTAACTCTAGGTAAATACCATTGTTTTGACCGAAGTAACCAGCACGTTGTCTCAAATTTGGTTTGGCTGAAGCAAAAACAAATGTGTTTAAAGTTTGCAGGGATTTGCCAGGTTGGTAAGAGAAAACTTTGTTTGTTTCTCTAACGATTTCTGCATTTGCAGTAGTGTCTAAATTTAAATTTACCAAACCTTCATTGGGAGAAAATGCATAGGTTGCTGTGGCTGTGTTTGAAGTTTCCCATAACCCATTGTCTTTGTATCGATGCGAAGAATCAAACAATGTCAATGGTGTAGAAACTCTTGCTCTACCAAACGCATCCACTGCTTGACCAGTAGGGTTTGACCCATTGATTGGATTGCCGTAAATATCAGCAAGCATCATCATCTCGTAGAGATGAACATTGTGTGGTTGTTTGAACTCGTAACTATCCGTGCGCCACTGTGCCATTATTTCGCTCCCATTCCGCTTCTTACATCATTGTACAATTCTTCTTTGTGGGCGTCCGTCATCGTTGGAGGAGCCATTTTGAAAAATGCCTTCTTGTTTCCAGCGGCTGCATGTTTTCTCATCGCAGTGCCAGATGCTGCACTGAGCCCACCGCCACCTTCCTGTCTTTCTTCGCCAACTGGCTTGACTGTAATCTTTTTGAAATTATAGTAACCATGGGCTGCTTCTTTACCGTTGTAGTCCTTTAATAATTGTTGAAATGCTCCAACACGATCTGAACCAACATGGACTGTTAAGTTCTCAACTCCCCTCTTATGCAAATCAGCCGCATGGTGAAGGATGGTTGGTTTTGCTTTATCAGCCACTACAATGTTAGCCTTTGGAAATGCTCTCTTTGCGTGTTTTAACTTTTGCTGAGGTGTCAGTGGATTTTTCTTTGCGTCTTGGGTTGCAGTCAAAACGATTGTATGTCCAGCACCCTCTTTTTCAGCATCTTGTGTGACTTGGTTGAACACCTCGGCATGACCCGCATGAATTGGGTTGACTCGCCCCAGTGTCAAGTGATGACTCTTACTCTGTTTTGCAGCCTTCATCAATGCGCCTTTCGCTCTGTTTGCGGCTGTAAACTTCTTAATGTTCACGACTTTCAATCCACGAGCCACAAATCCCTCGCCTTCAGACTCTTGCGTGCCAATTTGATGACTGTATCCGCCATGCGCTGTTTTAGCCAAACCAGATGCAAGGGCATTTGTAGCCTCTTGTACATGATGATGAATTTGTAAACTTTTATCAAATGCCTTCTTGTTTTTCTCAACATGGGCAAGTGCTGAATCTCTTTCAGCAGCCTTTTGTAACTTTGACTTTTCAGTTTTCACTGAGTCAATACGCTTTTGATGATATTTTTCTAGGAATTTCTTATATCCATCAACACTCATTTCTTCGCCACTATCAATCAATGAGTTGGTGTATTGACGAAGGGTGGTTTCATGTCCAACCAAATGATCCCAAGAGTGACCTGCCATTAGGTCAGCGGCTTGTTTTGTATGCTGACGTACAACAGCCCTGTCTTCAGGATTCAGAGCCTGTTGTTCGGCTCCTACAGATGTTGACATCATATGTACATCTGGGTGACTTTTGAACTCTGAAAAGTTACTGATTGGAGTAGCCTTACGTTGCGGACCTTTCAATTCGCTATGAATTGCCAAACTGAGTTTTGATTTCTTCAGTTTCTTTCCTTCCGCAGAATTAACAGGAACTGAGTATGTAATCGTGTTAGGGGTGTGACGGATTTTACCACCAGTGGTGACTCTTTGCTCTGGTGTGCTGAGGAATCCACCCTGCCATTCACCAGCCCTCTTTGGTAATACTTTACCAATGTGACGAAGCAAATGTTTCATTGGTTCTGCAAGGTATGGCTTATGACCATGTTGACGATCAATGTCATCTTCAGAGTAGTTGTATTGTGCCCCTGCACCTTTATACTTTACGCCAACTTTACCATCAGCCCTGCGAACTGCTTGGAATGACATTTTGTCATCAATTTTTCTCGAAACTCGAAACTGTCCTGTTGCGACACCACGAAGGGTGTTGAGAGCATGAATTGCAGGCTTTTGCCCATCAAATACTCTATGTGAAGGATGTTCAATATGAAGTATACCACCTTCATGCTTGACTTCTTCGGAGAGAAATTTTATAATCTTATCGAGATTGAACATTGGCGAATCCTATACTTGTGTTGTATTTATAAATACAACGAAAAGGTGACAAATGGCTAGAGGTTTAACACATCCAACTGCTCACATTGGCAAACCGCTGATTGATCTTGATACAAAACAAGAGTATGTTTACGAGGGGTTTCAGTTCTTTCAAGACTTAAAAAAACTCCCAAGCAGTTACTCAATTTTCAAAGAAATAAACAAGTCATCAACTGTTAAGTCTGCTGCACTTTTCAAATTCAACAAGTCAAATAAAAAGTTTGGTATTCTTTACTATGCTCGCTCTGTAACTTCATCTACAAAAATAAATGCTGGCACCTTCAACATGCAGTATGCAGGTCGCAAAGGTGCAACTGAAAATTTGGGCATCACTTCAGACACGTTGATCAAAGGTGGCAGAATTCAAAAAAGAATGCTAAATGGTCTTGATGTAAATTGTGCAGTGTTTTCTAACAAAGCAGAGTTGGGCAACTCGATTTTAAAAGGTTTGAAAGGTAATAACAAAGTCAATGCGGCGGTGTATGACACCGTTCAAGACTACTTGAATAGTGACCTTACCCAATTTGGTTGGAAAAAAGGTATACAAGAAAGTGATGTCAATGAACTTGGCAAATATCTTGGTGAGTTGGTCATTGGCGTTTGTGTTCTGGGTAAAAAGTTCAGCCCAGTTTTCAGTGAGAACATTTTTGCTGGAAAACAAATCAAAGAGTTTATTGTCCCAGACGACCCATCATTTTCTGGGGTTGACTCAGCCTTTGTATTAAATGATGGATCATTGATTCCAATTTCATCCAAACTTGGTGCTGGTGCAAAAGCCTCCGTGTTCACTAACCTTTTACCAAAAGTGATGACAAGTAAAAAAGGAATTGGCGACTGCGTCATCAAACAAATTGCTGACAGTGCTAAAAAAATCGGTATCACTGTCGAAGATTTAAATGCAAAACGTGGCGCAAAAGATATCGTATATGAGTATGGCGTCCGTAAAATACTGAAACTTTCACAACTTGAAGTTCCAGACCCATATCAAGTTTTCAGGGATATAAAACAAAACCCAAACAAGTTGTCCAAGCCAGCCAAGGCAGTTGTTGATGCTATTAAGAAACATCCAGACATCGAAGAAAATGTGAAAGCAAAATTGCCTTATTCAGTGACATCAGCCTTTTCAAGAGAAATAGCAAGACGCTTGAACAATGATGAGACCAGTAAAAAAATCATCACTGAAATTCTAGCGGGAAAAAACTTTTACCAAGCCAACCTTGACGTAAACAAATGGAAAAAAGGAGAAGTCTTTTTCAAACTTCTCCTTTCTGGCGATGCCAATGTGGGGTTCATTGGATCAAAAGCGGCAATTGATGACCTTGAAGCAAAACAAGGTTTGGTCAACTATGAATTAAAGTATAGTTAGCCAAGGTGGTGGACTGCGTTTAGTCCACTTGTGTAAGTGTGTTTTGCCTTGATTGTAGTAGTTACGATAATTCAAAATTGGATCATCTGATACAATATACTTCTTGTCCATTGCTGGGGGTGGGTTGGTGAAGTCCCACTCCTTCAGATTCATTGGCGGTGACTGTAAAGCATAAGCAAGACCATCTTGATCTATCTTATGTTTTTTGCCATAACGGTAAGTATACTCACCCATCAAGCCATATAAGTGATCAACAAGCCAACTGTAGTTTTCTACCGAACTGCGGCACCAAACTGCTGATGGGTGGTTGATATGGGTTGCGGAATAAAATGTGACATCGCGATGATCATCCAGTCGCCAACGACGAGCCTTTCTACCTGTTGCGGTACTACCCTGATATTCGGTGCCATCTATAATTCTATGAGCAGTGCACAACAACTGTGCTGACTCTAGGATCATCTTGACTACATGACGATCAACCATCCACTCCGCTGCTTGGCGTGGATCGTTAGAGAGATAAAAAATATTCATTTAGTTTTAATATGCAACCAAGCAAAAAATTCACAAAGGAATTTTACCAGAAAAATAATTCCGATAAAAAGCAACCCAGTGATAAAAAGACCAAGTAATAGGTTAAGCATTAGTCCCAAAGATTTTCGTAATATTTTCCAAACAAGCGGAAGCCATTTTTCTTTCGCTCCCAATATGCCTTGGCTTTGACTTCATCATATATGCCTTTGTCAGTCGTGACCATTTCTTTCCAGTCTTGACCTTCAACGTCTACCCATTTATATTTGGGCTTCTTAATCCAGAAATTTGGATCGCGGTCTTTTGCATGCTCGCCAAAAGTCCAAATCATTTCTTTCAGGATCCAGTCCCAACGCTTGAAGTGGAATTCATCTACATCCCAATCGTTTTCTTTTGGCTTTGCGGCAGTTGAACGAAGATGCTCAGGAACGTCTTCATCGTCAGTGCATGGGGCGCCATGTTGAGTTTTCTTCAATTGCTTGAGCATTGGAAGAATTATATCAGCAAGGGTGTGATCCATTGACCACGTGTCCCATGGGTCAATGCGAATAGATTTCTTTTGTTCGCCCTTCTTTGGATAATTACCAATTGAGATTTTCATTTGTTTTCGTTTTCTGGCGTTGCCGCTACATCAAAGTCAAATGAACGTCGTTCAGGAGTTTCATAGTACCCCTGACTCCATAACTTTTGCGCCCTTGCTCTGGCGTCAGTAAAGTCATTGAACACACCATCGTCAAACCACCACCACTTGTCCAAAAACCACTGTGGCTTGCGCTGGTATTCAACATACCATTTTCCAGAATAAAAAGTGACCCTGACCTTGAGGACAGGGTTTTTCTTCATATATAAGCCAAGATCTTTTATATCCATATTGTAATTACCTTACCCAGATCTTGTATATATTTATGCGAAAATGTAGCGAAGTATACCAGCAAAAAGTATCACACCAAGAGTGCCATTTAGAACCATAATGGCTCGGTCATTCCATCTCCAACCAACGTAAAACCAACCAACAACACCGAGCCAACTGAATATCAGATCAAAAAACAAAAAGTCAGACACTCCACTGGAACGAAAAGTCACAGCAATCAAAACAAAAATGCTTGATACCCACTTGATATACCAAGTGAGATCATACTTCGGTGTGACTGACTCCATTGTGCTCATCTTACATCGTCCCTCTGTTTGCGGTAGTTTAGTATAGTGACCGCATCATTGATCTGGTCGAGATATTTACACTCGGCAGTATAGTTGAACCCTGCCATGTTGTTGGCAGCATCACGTGCATCTTTAATGATAAACATCAGTTCATCATTTGTTTTATCGTGAAAAGGATGTCCTTCAAGAATCTTTGCCATAAATCCTCCGAATTACCGAGCCTTTTGTGCAACGCCAGAATCAATTTCGGCAAGAGCCGCTTCCATCAAGCCATCGCCAATCGCTTCAAGCGAATCTTTCAACATTGAACCCCTGTAAACGTAGTCTTTGATGCCTGCTTTACGGGCATACATCTCAACTCGCATATGGTTCGGACGAGCACCATCGTTGTAGAAACGGTAGTAGTCGTTTTGAAACTTTCTCCAAGCGTCCATTGCTGGGGTCTTACATTCACCAGTGAAGGGAATGTATTGCATGAGAAGTTGAACTTCCGCATCGCGACGTTGGTTCCAAAAAGTGTTTTCAATATCGTATTCAGTTTTCATATTATAGATTATACGTTAGTGCAAAAATAAAATAAAGTCTTTTTTTTAAGAACCAGTGCACAGGTTCAAAGTCTCACCAGACTGCTTGAACCCCTCGATGAAAACGTGGTGATGATCACCACTGTCACGGATACAAGCATCAGCCGCGACATAGAGAGCAGCCCAAGTGCTACCGTTGATAGCCTTGGTCACAACACCCTCACCCCAGAAGTTCTTGTAAGTGATATACTTGACACCTTCAAACGGATGACGCTCACTGAGATTCTCGACCTCGGTCATCGACCAAGTTGTGGTAAGACCGAGTTCTTTCTTGACGCTGTTATAGTGGTCATAACGACGTTCAGTGTTTTCTCGCTCTTGCTGGTAAGCACCTTGAAGAGCCTGATGGATCAATTCAACTTGCTGATTGACTTCCGTGTTGTTCAAGGAAGACAAACCCCAAAGAGCGTTGTGGATCGTTTGGAATTCTTTACCAGTGAGTTTAACATCGCAAAACATTTTTTATTTCCTATTGATTACCTTAACTATAGAAGAAGTATACGTTATTTCAGAAATAAAGAAAAGTCTTTTTTTATAAAAAAAACGGCGAGCCTCTTTCGAGACTCGCCGCCCAAAGGGAGTTACAATTAAGCAACTCGGGTAATCATCACACCGCCAGTCATTGAGCGACGCGAAAAACGAGCACCAGTCAACTTTGTGACGTACTTCGCCGCATTGCTAACACGACGGATGTTCTTTGCTGAACGGCGAGTCTTGCCAGGATAGGGGATGAAGGTGGTATCATTTCGCTTCAAAGTCAACAACAAACGAGTGGTCTTGCTACGCGGACGACCTCGGAACCCACGATTAAAATCGGGATCAGTGACCTCAACTTTCGGCTGAGTAAACTGGGACAAACTTTTTTCCATTTCATCAATTTGATCGGAAATTCGCTTGACTGCCAGTTGGCTCTTCAGTGCATCAATTTGATCGGAAAGTTGAAACACCGCAGCCACGAGGGTAGAAAGTTTCGTCTCAAGAACCTTAACATTAACATTACTATTCATAAATCACTCCATTACAAAATTAAAATTAAATCAACTCAACAAGAAACCAGTATACGTTATTTGAAAAATAAAATAAAGTCTTTTTTTATCCCCTACGCATTCTTGCAATTTCGGCTGCATCCTCCTGCTTAAAGACTGGAACCATATTAGACTTGTGCATAGTAGCAATACCGAGCAACTTGTCACCAGTATATTTCATAGACTCTTTACGCTCGATGTACAAGTTGTTGCTCGTTGTTAGAGAAGGCAGAGTGCTGGCAAAACTCGCACCAACACGTGGTCCATAGGAAAGTGTTGGCAACTTCTCGGTAGTTTTATACGACTTTGGGTCAAACTTACGGGCAATTATGCCTTTGGGCTTGCGCTTTTTCTTCGGCTTGAACCGCGATTGTGTATATACTAACATAAGACAGTAGTATAAGTTTCAATCAGAATAAAGTCAAGTGATCTTTTTCTGATTTATTCCAGCCTCAAAAGTTCGGAACAACCGATCAAAACGGATTTGATAAAGTTCTTTCATACCCATCAATGCGTTTGCAATTTGATCTTGGCTGAGACCATGTTCCATAACACCTTCGAACAAGTCATCAAGATCACTGGTAACTCCCCAGCATTTCATAATTTGATCTTCCATCTCAAGTCTACTAAATGCCACATGAATGTTACCATCAGCGTCTGTATATGCTTTTTTCAATTTCGGTTCACTCATTTGTTTTTACCTCATCAAAATCGAACCACTCACAAATTTCACTCAATACTGCAACTTCAATCGCATTGCGAATTGCTTCAGGGTCTGGGATTTCATCATACTTGTGCGCACGATTCCAGCCCAGCATCACACCAGTCTCAACACAGTGTGCAATTAGATTATACTCTTTCGCTTTCATATACTTTCTCCCCATAATACTTCAGAACCAATTCGAATGCCTCAATATGTTTCTCAATAAGCATCACATCAAACTCTTGTTCTGTAACAAAAATTGCCATGCCATCACCATTCTTACGCTCTGTGAGATCCTTCTGAAGATTTTCAAGAACGCTATGCATTGAAGCACGAGCAATACCATCAACAGTGTCCCAATCAAGATCAACAGATAAATTCATGTTCGCTCCCATGCATGCCCACAATCAGGACATTTCCAAGCCACAGTTCGGTCTTTGTCGCGGTCATAAAGTGCAATCGTGCGACCAAACTTTCCTTTTTCTCGAGTTGCCGCATAGTGATCAGCAATCCTATCAGCATCTGTTTCGCTACCAGTTTGTTTGAAGAAGTGTTCCCAAATAGAATCACCATCAAGATCTGCGTTACAGTTTGGGCAATAGCCGTGTTCGTTTGTCATGCTTTCAATCCCCAATTTACATTTAGCCAGTCAGTATCCTCTGGCATCATCTGTATATTTTCTTCACCAAGTTTCTTTTGCCATTCGGTGTACTTACCGAAAGTCAATGTGCTCCATCGATATGAATTTTTGCCGCAACGATAGACGCTGCCGCTCTGACCATAAACAAGCCAGTGCGTTCCAGCATCTTCTATCTTGGTGATGCCACTGTTCAATCTCCAAGCATCAGATTGAGCATATCCACCAATCCATCCAGACAGCAAACGATAGAAAATCGCATTGTCATCTTTGATGCTGACAATTCGAAGAACGACCCAAGTGTCTGGCGTGTATTCCATCACTCAACTCCAAAATGTTCTTTGACAGCCCATGCTATACGACTTTTGAAAGCAGGATCAACGTCCTGAGATTCAATTATGCTAGAGCACTCTCGAACAATCAACTTGGCAAAATCTTCCACTTCCTCAAGATCAATATGAGGGATGAAATATCTTCGCGGAGTTTCATTGTCAAAATAGTTTAGCAATCCTGCATCCAAAGCAAGGTTTTCAATTCGTTTGTTCATCACACCACTCCATACCGCTCAGCGATTTCACGAATCCACTTTGCGGCTTCTTCAGCATCAGAATCCCACTCAGCATCAACATCAAAGTATTTGGCAACCTGCTCAGTTGTTTGCAGTCCACCCAAATACGATTCACCAAAAGAGGCAAGACGTTCTTGATAGTCCTCTTCCTCGTCAGCATCCCAACCAAATTCCGCTTCGAATGCATCGCATTCAGAGCAGGATCCGAATGAACCTCGCACCCAACCACGCTCACCCTTGTATTCAACAAGAGCAACCCATGAACCTTGCCAGTCACCAAACTCCTGAAACGCAATCACATTTGCGCCAGCAGCCGTCAATGCACTTTGATATGACATTTCCTTTACCTTTTCTGCAATTTGTCTCTTTCTCCAAAGAGACATTATTCAAAACTCTGTTTCAGTCCACAATGCGGACAATATAATTCCTTCGGCTTCCAATCATCACTGCTTGCAATGCTCCACCAATTGCGGCAAGAGTCACAAACAAAGTGCCAGATTGTCTCTTTAGAAACTTGCATTATTCTTCATAGTCATAGTCATAGTCATAGTCACTTCGTTCATATCGCTCAAGGATATCATAAACTTCAATCAATGACAATCCAGTGACTTTTGCGATTTGACTTTCGTGAACTCCATCAATCACAAACATTTCGATCACTTCAATTTCTAATTCTTTGAAAAAACCCATTAGAATATCTCCGTGAAACCAACATCAGCAGCCTTACGTTCTTCGCGGTAAGTGCGGTCGCCAAGCGTCAGCATCAAATTTCTAGCACGTTCAAGTTTTTCGGCGAAATCATAAAGACTTTTTGAGTCAAGGGTGCTGATTCGTTCGTTAACCAAAACGTGGTCAACGTTTGAAACGATGTCAACTGCTTCTGCGTACATTTTGTTGTTTGTAATCATAGTATAGAGTATATGGTTTTTGAAAAAATAAGTCAAGCCCAAATAAGTTGTTCAACCCAAATAAGAGCAAAAAACAAAACCACAAGGGCAAAACGCCCCCAACCTGTAGTAAGTAAAAATTCTGCAAACTTCATTTTACCACTCCTTGAAATCGCCAGACGTTTCGTTTTCGTCGAAACCGAGGTGGTACTCCTTGATTTCTTGAAGAGTCATGCGCTCTTCAGTTACGATTTCGCTGCTGTAAGTGCCGCCGACATAATAATGCGGCTTGCGTCCACGACGATAGTAACTGTCAGCCGAGCCACGGTCATACGGACCGCCATGTCGAGTATTGATATCCATTAGGCAAGCACCTGCACACGAGGGAACATCAAGTCATCAGCAAAGTGATGACCAGGGAGCGGAGCGACGAAAGTCGCAGACGGGAACCCATTGTCGACCGCACCCATCCACACACGTTTGATCGTGTCAGCCTTGAACGTACCGTCGCCATTGATGGCGGTCACAAGACCGACATAATAACAGTCATTTGAACCAACGAAGTCAAGAGACTTGACGACGTCACCAATCTTCACAGTGTTTTCATATTTCATAGTATAATAATACTACAATCAAGAAATAAAGAAAAGTCTTTTATTTCAAAAAGAATCAATAACTTAGAGGCAATAAAAAGGGGTGCCGTTGTCGACACCCCTACACGATGCGTGTATCGAGAGGAACCCCACCTGCTGTGATCCAGCTGCCTCGACTATTCCAATCGTTTCTGTTTGAAACACTTGCCACTTACACGGAAAGAAACCGCATATCCACGCACCACATTGTGTACTTCTATTTATAAACGAAAAATGTTTTTTTGAAAAAATTATTTGAAATTTTGGAATTTTGTCTTGTCGAATTTGAATTCGGTGACTCTCTCGCCAAATTTACCCTTGTCAGCCACTGGTCCATCATCCATAATGTTATGTTGAGCAGCAACTTCAACATCATAAAGTTTCATTTTGGCTCTGTCGATGCCAACAACAAACCTACGATTGTTACCAGGATCACCATAGCGATTCTTCAATTGTTTGACGAGGATTTGATTCATACGCTCGAGTTCTTCAGTGCTGATCAGTGCGAACATAAAGTCAGCAGTCGCTGGCAGACCAAATGATTCCGAAGTATCCTCAAGCCCAACATCAGAGTTTGTAAACCCAGACCTGTTAGTTTGAGTTGCTGATATCAGTGGGACATTAAACTCAACCGCAAGACCGCGAAGTTCTTCAGCAATTGCCTTGATGTACATGTAACTATTGACATTGCTATTTGGCTTGATTCTTGAAGAGGCACAAATATTCAAGTAGTCAATATAAATGATATCAGGGGTGAAATTCTTTTTGATCTTCAGTTCGCCAAGCAAATGACGGAAGTTTGCCGACCCAGCACAGGCAGTTGGATACTCTTTGACAATGAGTTTACCCTTTGCCTTCTCACGGATGCGGGTAATTTTTCTATCATATGAGTCTTTTGGTAAATCTTTCAATTCATCCAAAGTCACATCCATCAGGTTGGCATCAATGCGCTCAGCAATCTTTTCCTCAGACATTTCCATAGTAATATAGAGGACATTGTAACCACTGAGCAAATTGTATGCGGCGCAGTGACACATAAACAAAGATTTACCAACACCAGTTCCAGCCAAAGCAATGTTCAAAGTTTTTTTTGGCAAACCGCCATCAGTGATTTTATTGAAGTAATCTAAATCAAATGGCACCTTCAACTCACGCTTATGATAAATTTCAAAACGTTCATCAGAGTCAAGAAGGAAGTCGTGACCGATGCTACTGTCAAATGAAACTGCAAGAGCGTCAGACAATATTTTTGGAATTGAACCAACGGAAATCTTATCGTCTTTTTTGTCAACGAGTTTGATTGATTCCATTAGGGCATTATACAATGCTTTGTCTTTACAAAACTCTTCAGTGCGGTCAACCAACCAGTCAAGTTCTTGATCTTCACTTTCTTTCAAGGTTTCGATCAACTGGCGGGTATTTTTGAACTGTTCCTCAGTCAACTTGTTGCTTGACTGCAGGTCAATCAGTAAAGCCTCCTTGCTGGGAAACTTGTTATACTCTTTTACATATTTGTCAATCAGTTCAAAAACTGCTCTTTGCGAGGCATCACGGAAATAATCTGGGCGCAAAAACGGAATGACTTTGCGGGCATAATCTTCCTTGTAGATAAGGTTGCCAAAAATTATTTCCTCAATGTTTATCATTCAGCCTCCACAACTTCTGTTTCTTGAGTTTCTTCACCGCCACCATAACTGTAAAAACGCTTTGCTGCCTTTTCAAGTTCAGCCATGACTTCTGGCGTGAAGAATTTTTCAGGCTCATCATTGATCGCCTTACCAAACACCTTGTCGCCATTTGGCAGTTCGTAACGAGTGCTAACCTTCTTAAACACACCAGCCTTTTCAGCCAAGTCAAGCAAGCCATAATATTTGTCAAGACCAGACTTGTATGACAACTTGACAACAGCCTCGCCGTTTTCTTTTGACATGCGTGACTTATACATCTTGATCTTAATCAAGTTACCAACAACCTCAGTACCATCACGGTCTTTGCTCTTTGATAACATAGCAATCGTTGATGCAGCGTATTTCAAACCAGTGCCGCCTGAGATTTCATTTGTTGGGACATAAGCACCAACAGCGGCATACACATGGTTGGTCAAGAGCATTGGGATTTTAGCACGAGCCAATTTCAAAGTCAAGACGCGGAATGCAGCCTTGATGACCTGCGCCTTGGTCATGTCACGAGTTTCTTTACCCTCTGAACTGTCTTCCATTTCTTTTGTAGTTGACAGCATGCCAAGTGAATCAAGCACAAACATCATTGGGGGACGTTTATCCTCTGGTCGGGCAATGTAAGCATCAATCAATTTAAGAGCATGATGACGAAACTTTTGAATTGTATCAGGCTCGGCATAAATGACACGGGTGACATCAACGCCACGTGATGCCATCATTTCACGAGTGACAGCCGCCTCAGTGTCATAGTAAACAACGCCAGCATTTGGGTTGTTA